ATTGCCTTTTGCTGTCTGTTGATTATGGCATGTTGTGCATTGTTTAGTTTTTCCTGCTCTAAGATCTGCGCCATATAATGTTCTTATTAGACCGCATTTACACTTACAACTATATCGTTGTAGTTTGTTTTTCGTATCGACATATTCAATGACTTTCCATTTGCCAAACATGCGACCTAGCATTAATTCGTGGTCGTATTGATTGGCGTAATGGCATTTTTTGCATTGCAGTGATCTTTTAGCTCTTAAAGTTGTGGCTGGTATTTTTTGTAATGTGCCGCATTCGCATAAACATTCAAACCATGCTCCAGGTTTATCAGTTTCAATGAGCTTAAGCACTTGCCATTTACCAAAGAATCGTCCTTCCATTGGTAATACTTTGTAATTACGTTTCATTTAGATCCCTTTATCGGTATGCTCCTATGTAAACCTTTACATAATATTATCACATACAGAAGATTTGTATACAAATATAAAAAGTCGTATACTAAGACTAGCGTTTAAGTAGAATCGCTCTCTACATATCAGCGTTTTAGTAAGCTCGCTACTTACATTCGGGTGTTATTCGACTAGGCCATCACCCAGTCTAGAAAGTCTATATATTACATGGTTCTTTATAGGAGCATTTCAAATGCCTATAACAACTACAAGCACGCTTCCCGCGCCTGTTCAACAGTCGTTCAGCTATAAGCTCTTGAGCGTGCCCGTGCCAAATATGATCCACAAAATCCCTGCCATGCGTAAAAACATGCCTAGGAATGGTGGTACTACGCTCAGAATGCGTCGTTATAACCCGTTAAATACTGCCATGGTGCCATTAGGCAATACAGGGGTCACACCTCCTGCGCAGCAATTGACGGCTGTAGATATTGACGCTAAGATCAGTTTTTACGGAACTTACATTCAGCTCAATGAACAAGTTACCTTGCAAAACCAAGACCCTGTGCTGAATGAATGTGCGGCTAGGCTTGGCGTTTCGCTAAGGCAGACCGAGGATACCCTTACCAGAGATATGTTAGCAGCTACTGCTGGCTTTATCAACTGTGTTGGCGGAGTCAATGGTGATAATCCTACAGAAATCACCCTCCAAGACTGCGACACTGTAACTCAAACTCTTTTGACCAACAATGCTTATACCATCATGGATAACATTGAAGGTGAAAATAAGTTCGGTAAAATGTGTGCCGAATTAAAATCTTCTCTGATAGACTTGGAAACCGAAGTGGTGTTTAACTAACCGGTGACAAGGGGCCAGCGCAAGCAGCCTGAACGACTAAGTGAGAAGACTTTTAAGGATAAAGAATAATGTCATTAAATTGGATAAAAGCATCAAAACAATTGCCTGACCATAACCAAACCATTCTTCTTGAAGATGATTGGGGCGGATTGTCGTTTGCAGTATTTAAAAAATATAATGATAAAGTATTTGGTTTAATAGATCTCTTTATACTTCTAGATCGCTTTGAAGCAGGCGATGATGAAGTTGTAAAAAGAGATGAAACGACTGACTTTTATAGAACTAAGAATACTTTGCAAACATGCGATGTTGATGTTTGGATCCCATATGATGATATTAAATATAATCCTAAAAGATGCGATAGTCTGAACTCTACTCGATAAGGTGGAGAGGGAGATTCGAAGAAGTTTCCCCGCCTAGCAATAGGTCACAAAAGTAACAGAACTGACAGCACCAGTACGTGACGCCTATTTTGCAATGACAAGCACGAAGTTAACTTCTGACTTGAACAACGTTAATACGTTCATTCAGAAGAACCAATATCCTGCACCTATGAATGCATTGCGTTCTGAGTGGGGTGCAGTTGGTAACCTTCGTTTCCTCGTCAGCTCAATCGGCTCAGTAACGCCTAATGCTTCAGCACTTGGTGCAGATGTTTATAACATCTTCTGCGTCGGTATGGAAGCATATGCATGCGTCGAGCAAGACGGGTATTCCGCAAGCTTCATATATCGGCCCCCAATTTTTGACGGACCTTTGGCCTTAAATGCCAGTGTGGGCTTCAAATTCGCTGAAGTTTCACGTATTACGAACGATCTGTTAACAAATCTAGCAGATCTAAAACTTTCTCTGATAGACTTGGAAGCCGAAGTGGTATTTAACTAACCGGTGACAAGGGGCAAGCGCAAGCAGCCTGAACGACTAAGTGAGAAAGATCGGTTTCAAATAACAAAAATTATTGAACCGGTATGCGATAGTCTGAACTCTACACGATAAGGTAGAGAGAGTGGATCGAAGAATCTACTCCGCCCTGTACGGGTCATAAAAGTAACAGAATTGGGATTATTAACCTACGTACAACCAAGAGATTCTAAGGAGATAACATGGTTAATATATTCAATGGTTCTTTTGTATCTACTGGTGCAGCTAAGTTCCTTAATCTTCGTGGTGGCCTCGATACTATCGAAGTCTGGAACATGACCGAACTTGCAGCTACCAATGATAGCCATGGTGTAAGTTATGTCTGGAATAAAGGCTTTGCTTATAATGATGGTATTGTCACGTTGCGTAATGCAGCTTCCACTGCAACCAATATGACCACCTCAGTAGCTCTTGATGTTCCTGGATTTATTACGTTTGATAGTTCGCTACAAACTAATGGTCCTAAGATCGCTACTACTGACTTTGGTACTACTGCACATGTATTGTTGACGGCTAATACAACTGGTGTTTCTGTCGGTTCTATTATTCGTTTAACTAATATGACGGGTGCTAACCAGCTTAATGGTATCGATTATACAGTTACTGCTGTTGATCCAGGCGTAAGTTTAACTCTTGGATTCACTCCAGTTACCGTAGCTGCTGCTGGCGCTGGTGTATATTTCACTATTCCATTCGATTCATGGTATCCATCTACGCGCTATATATCTTCTATCTCACAAGCTGCACAAGCTGTTGTACAGTTTACTGTAGCGATGGGATATCAAGTTGGACAAGCGCTTAGATTCAATGTCGGTCCAGAAAATGGTATGACCCAGATTAATGGTTTAGAAGGTAACATCGTATTTGTAAATGACGTTACCAACTCGGTAACAGTCGATATTGATACGACTTCATTTTCTCCATTTGTTTGGCCTACAACGGCAGTTGCTGCTGCTCCATTTACACAAGCCTTTGTTAACCCAATAGGCATGGACAGTTCAATTGCATTGTTCCCAGTACCACCATCGTCACCATATCCTCCTTTCGATGTGTTGACCGATGCGATGACTAATATTGGCTCTATTGGAATCATTCTTGGTGCAGGTATCACAAGCCCTGCCGGTTCTGAAGGAGACCTGATATTCTGGCGAGCAACATCATCTTTTAATCTTTAAGATGACTATCTACGGGGGGATCTTCCTCCCGTAGAAGTTAATAGGAGATACCATGGAAGTAACAGCACAAACAACTGATTATACAAAGAAACCGGCCAAGTCAGATAAGAAGGTCAATCTTAAATACCAACATGATAAAGATCGTGAACCGGTACGTGGTATATTCAGATTCTACGAATGCCCTGGAGCCTGTTTAAGTTTCGTTTATCGTGCGTATAGAGAAGATGATGTTGAACGTTTCGATTTAACTGACGGCTGTGTCTATACGATACCGCTGGGCGTTGCACGACATCTTAATAAATCCGGGCGTTACCCAGTACATGCATTTAAACAAGATGAAGCAGGAAATGTAAGTTCCCATGTCGGCAAGAAAGTAGCCCGTTATGGGTTTCAAAGCCTCGAATTCGTTGATATCTCAGATGTAGAAGCCACTGGTTCTGACGGTATCATAGAAGTAACTGAGGCTCCATAATGGCAGCACCATTAATAGCCGCATATCCTAATCCGCAGTTCCAACCTGCGATGCGCATAATAACCGCCATTACCAATGGCTTTCCCTGTATAGTAACTACATCGTTCAACCATAATTACTTAACGGGACTCATCGTCCGTCTAGATATACCAAATAACTATGGCATGGTGCAAGCGAATCAGCTATTCGGACCAATAACTGTGCTTAGTCCAACGACTTTTTCTATGCCGATAGATACAACTCAATTTGATGCTTTTGTTGTTCCGTTACCAGCAGTAATCTCCACATTAGCACAGGCTGTCCCTATGGCTGAAGTAGCATCAGAACTCTATCAAGCCGTTAGAGACGTTGCACCATATATATTTTTGCCTTAAGGAGGCCCTATGCCTTTACCAGCTACCGGCGTGCCCAACTCATCGTTATCCGCTATCAAACAGAAAGTCAGAAGACTGACCCGGTCTCCTTCTGATGCTCAATTATCAGATGCAGATCTTAACCAGTATATTAATACGTTTCTGATCTACGACTTTCCACAACACTTACAGCTCTTCGATCTACGAACGACATTCACATTCTTTACTGAGCCATTTATAGATACCTATACAACTAACAGTACAGATCCTACCAGTCCATTTTATGACTTTAATAACAAATATACTTCGATTCACGAGCCGGTTTATATAGCCGGATATCAGCAATTCTATACCCAGTCTCGTGAGCAGTTCTTCGGTATCTATCCGATGGTCAACTCAATACAGTCTATCGGTGCAGTTGGCGATGGTATTTCAACTTCTTTTACAGGAGTTATTAACTTTGGAGGATATGCTGGTGCTATACAACCTAATCCGACAGTCGGTCCCGCATTACTTAAAAACAATGTCCTTTTTAGCTCTATTGATATCAATGGCAATGGCCTCAATCTTAATGATGTTCCTGTTACGGCAACTACCGGTAACCTGGTGGGAACTGCGGGAATCGGTCCAACCTATATTAACTACGTAACTGGCCAATTCGCTCTTGTCTTTGCAACACCTCCAGCTATCGGTGCGCCAATCAACTCACAGACCGTGCCATACCAACCAGCTTTGCCTCAGGCGGTACTTTTCTATAATGATACATTCACATTAAGGCCAGTCCCTGATCAACCGTATAGAGTGAATTTGGAGGCCTATGTATTGCCTACCGTGATGCTCGATAATAATCTTGCTCCAGATATCCAACAGTGGTGGCAATATATAGCTTATGGAGCAGCAAAAAAGATATTTGAAGATCGTATGGACATGGATTCTGTTGGACAGATAATGCCAGAGTTCAAGAAACAAGAATCTTTGGTTATTCGTAAGACGATTAAAGAATATACCAATGAACGAACTGCGACCATATATACCGAGCAATGTGGCGGATTAACTTCTGGAGGATTTGGTTGGGGTTCAGGTAACATTTAAAAAGGAAATAATATGCCATATAATGGAACAATTCCAGGTCCTAATGATCTTATATCAGTATCTCAGGGCCAGATTCAAGGTAACTTCGCATCAATATTAGCTGCTTTTGATCAGAATCATGCAGATTTCAATGCTGGTGGCAATATTGCTGGACAACATTCTTTCGTACAGTTTCAACCGCAAACTGCATGGCCTGTTATTGGTTCTTTCCCGACTACAGAAGGATTCTGGGCTGATGCAGCTAATATTTATCTCCATAATCTCGCAGGTGCGGATGTTAATTTGACGCAATATGCTTGTATAACTTCTGGTCTTGGTTCTGGATATTTCCATGTTCCTTGTGGAATATTGGTTCAATTCGGTCGTGCAACTGCTACTGGTGGTGCAGGAGTTATTACTTATCCTGTTGATTATCCTGCAGGGCATATTCCCTATGTACTTATAACTGGTATGCAATCTACAACAGGCGGATTTTCAACATATGCTTCTGTTAATCAAACAGCCGGGATTACCAATCATGTATGCAATTTTAATTTGAGGCAACAAGATCCTTCTACTTTTCAGATGGTTGCTGCAACTGGCCCTGTAGAGTGGATCGCTATAGGAATTTAAGGAGATACCATGGCATATGATAGGTTTTTAATTGCGCCCTTTTCTGATGGGCTCAGAACAGACTTGCAGCCCTGGTTGATTCCAGAAGAAAGTTTCGCATCGCTCAATAATGCCTATGTATGGCGTGGTCGTGTTCGTAAAAGATTCGGTGGCGAATTGATGGGTAACGGCGCTTCTAACCCGCAAACTGCACCTCTTTTGTCGCGCTTTCGCGTATCGCTTGGTAATACCCCCGTTAATACTATAGCAAGTAATGTAAGTGCACCACTCAATACGATTGGTCTTCAATTCTCAGTAGGCGATATTATATTCACTGTATATAATACAGCTACCGGACCTCAGCAGATGTTACGAACAGATGGATTACTAGCAGCTGCTA